TGATAGATACCAACGGTAACTTGGGTGTTGGGGAAACATCAATTCCTTCTTATACAAGACTAGCAGTAAAAGGAACGGCAGGAGCGCAAACAGATGCTAAACAACAAATAATTGTTAACGCACCAACAACAACAGCGGGAGAAGGTGCTGGAATTAGGATTAATGCCGCAAGTGGTGCAAATGAATCGGTTGGTGTTATTGGTGTAGTCAATAACGCATCTGGCAATCTTGGGTCTATGACTTTTCATGTGTACAACGGGGGTGTTACTGTCCCCGAATATATGCGTATCAGTAATGCTGGCATTGTCACTATGTCAGCTTACGGTGCTGGCGCAGCAACATTTTCAGCCGCGGGTGTGATTTCTTCTGTGTCAGATGAAACATGGAAAGTTAAAGATGGAGTCCCAACTGACCCAGATGCAATGCTTAAAAAGCTAGAGCCAGGGTATTGGTTTTACAACGATGAGAAGAAAGAAATTTTTGGTGTTGACAGGCAATTAGGCTTTTACGCACAAAACGTAAACGCCGCTATTGGCCCAGAAGCCGCGCCAGTACCAGAAACAAGCACTATAAAAAACAATGATGGAACTGAATCAACGGTTACAAAGCCGTGGGGCTATTACGATAGATCAGTCTTAGCGGTAACGGTTATGTCGCTGCAAAAAGCATTGGCAACTATTGATTCGCTCAACGCTCGTATAACCGCTTTAGAAGGAGCATAAATAATGGCTTTGACTAAAGCAACTTATTCAATGATCGTTGGCGCGGCTGTCAACGTAATGGATTATGGCGCTGTGGGTGATGGCGTGACTGACGATTTGGCGGCTTTCAATTTGGCTAAAGCGGCGGCGGTAGCAACAAATCGATCTATCTACATTCCTGCGCCCAAAGAACTCAAGAAATATTACAAACTATCTGCAGCCTGGGTTTTGGATACCGAATCGTTGTCGGTGTTTGGTGATGGCACGGCATCTTGTGTGGTCAGTCATAGCGCAACTGGCGATGATGCCATTCGTGTCGCGGCAGATCATATTAGCATTCGTGACATTGGTATCAGCGGCATCAGCACATCAGGCAATGGACTGCATATTAACCTACCTTATTTAGGTGGTAGTTGCAGATTTGAAGGGCTGTGGATTGGTTGGATGGGAATTGATGGTATTCGCATCACCAGCGGTCAATCTAATATATTCACTGATTGTTCTGTTGATCAAAACAGCGCATACAGACCTATTACATTGACTAGCGGAACTGAAGGTAACACGGTAGTTGCATTTCAAATTTTAAGTTCTCCTACGGGTAACACCAACAACAACAGTTTTGTGAACTGCCGAGCAAATGCTGGCGGCAGTCAATACAACCTTAAATGGGGCGATTCAACACCAGGAAACGCAAGGCTAGAAACTTGTAATTGGATTGGCGGTTTAATCCAAGGGGGAGGCACTTATCAGGAAGTTTTTTTCGTTAATTGCCGAGATTGCAACATACAAGGCACACATATTGAGCCGCCAGTTGGCTCAACCAGTAATTATTGCGTGCAGATGCAAGGTTGCCAAAATTGCGTTATTAGCGAAGGCAACATTCAAGGCGATTCACGTTTTTTAACTTGTAATTTTTGCGGTTATAAAAACATCCGCACATATGGAATTACTGTTGACACTACCAGTACAAATTGTTTCTTTTATAATATGAATTATGAAAACAACAATACTGGGCCTATTGGTGGAAAAATCAATGATTATGGTACAGAAACCATTTTTCGAAATCTTATAAATGCATCTAATGAGCGCTATGCGTATGGCGATAATTTGCCTACAAAACATCAATACGTGTCAAACAATATGCAATTTTGGGTTGGCGGTGCATCCCCCACAGTTCCTTGTGGGTTTATAAAGTATTCAACGCCAACCGTAGCCCAAGAAACTACCATAAAGAAGTCATTTGATTATTCTTGCAAAATTACATCGGCAGGTGGACTTCAAGGCATTAGAACTAGGATTGGCCCAGTAAATTATTTGCAAAACAAACGCATTCTTGTACAAGCATGGGTTTATAACTCAAGCACTGGACTAGGCGCAGTTGCAATGGAAGTTGATAGTGCGCTTTACATTCAAGCATCTACAAACGATAATGTTTGGGAAAAAATCTTGGTGACTTTTAACGTCCCAACATCTGCTGCCACTTATGTTGATTTGCTGTTTCTTGCTCAAGATACAGGGACTGTTTACGTTGATGCAATTGCAATTTGGGTTGAGGGTGACTATCAACAAGCCACAGAAGCAACTTTAGACGGTACAGCAACACCATCTGTTTCGTTCCCAACGGCAGGAGTTGGCGGTTATCCATTGACAACATTACGCACAAGCGGAACGCCAACAATTACAGACTTTACCAACCCCCATGTCGGTGTGCCGTTTACGTTACTGTTTGATGGCGCGACTGTGGTGCAAGATAACGCAATCATTCAACTTTCTGGCGGTGCAAATTTCACAGGAACGACCAACGACACATTGACGCTGGTCTATGGAACTGATGGCATTTTCAGAGAAATTTCCCGCAGCGTTAACTAAAAGCTAAATTTGCTTTTTAAAAAGCCCAAATTCCAGCATAATGCTGACAAACCCTTACCGGCGAGGCTCACCGGGGAATCTTAGGATTCATTGAAATGACTGAAGAAGTCCAACAAAACCTAGCGGAAGTTGACTCCGCGCCAGCAACGGAAGTGACGGCCACTCCTGAGACTGTTGAAAGTACGCCGGTAGTCGCTGATGAGCAGAAAGAACCTTCTAGGGTTTTTACCCAAGAAGAACTGGATGCAGCCATTGGCAAACGCCTCGCAAGAGAGCAACGTAAGTGGGAACGAGAACAAGCGCAGCGTCAGTCTGAACAACAGACGCTACAAGCAGCCCCGGCAGCATCCGCTGACCAGTTTGAGTCTACTGAAGCCTATGCGCAAGCACTGGCCCTCCAGAAAGCAGAAGAGCTGATCGCCAAGCGTGACCAAGCCAGGCAGCAGTCGCAAGTTCTTGAGAGCTACCACGATCTTGAGGAAGAAGCGCGGAGTAAGTACGACGACTTTGAACAAGTCGCCTACAACCCCAAACTTCCAGTTACGAACGTGATGGCTGAAACGATTCAGTCTTCGGAGATTGGCCCTGAGTTAGCGTACTATCTCGGGTCTAACCCTAAAGAAGCGGAACGTATCTCACGCATGACGCCCTTGAGCCAGGCGAAAGAGATTGGGAAAATTGAAGCCAAATTGGTTTCAGCGCCCCCGGTCAAGAAAACAACGTCTGCGCCCGCACCGATTTCACCCGTAACGGCTCGCTCCTCTGGAGCGCCGGCTTATGACACGACTGACCCACGGTCTACCAAGACCATGAGCGCCTCAGAGTGGATTGAAGCCGAACGAGCCCGACAGTTGAAAAAGATGCAGGCAACCCGCTAAATTTTTAAAGGATTTTTTCCATGGCTAACAGTATCTTAACCATCGACATGATCACGCGCAAAGCGCTTGAGATTCTCGAAAACAACCTTGTGTTGACCCGTAACGTGAACCGTCAGTACGACGACAGCTTTGCTGTTGAAGGTGCCAAGATTGGTTCGACCCTGCGTATTCGTCTGCCTGATCGCGCTTTGGTGACCGACGGCGCCGCCTTGCAAGTTCAGGACGACAACGAGCAGTTCACTACCTTGACCGTGGCCAGCCAAAAGCACATCGGTGTCAACTTCACATCTGCTGAGTTGACCATGCAGTTGGATGACTTCGCAGAGCGCGTGTTGAAGCCACGTATCAGCCAGTTGGCCAGTTCCATCGACGCTGACGTTGCCAATGCTTATAAAAGCATCGGTAACACTGTGGGCACTCCTGGCACCACTCCTTCGACTTCTTTGGTGCTGTTGCAAGCCCAGCAGAAGCTGAACGAGAACGCCGCTGTGATGAGCCCCCGTTATGCCACCGTCAACCCCGCCGCTAACGCTGGTTTGGTTGAAGGCATGAAAGGTCTGTTCAACCCCACCGACACCATCAGCCGCCAGTTCAAAAACGGCATGATGGGCATGGGTGTGTTGGGCTTTGACGAGATCAACATGTCTCAGTCAATTAAGCAGCACTCCACTGGCACCCGCGCCGCTACCGGCACCGTCACTGCTGCCGCTGTGACCGCTGAAGGCTCTGCGACGCTGACGTTGACTGTTGGCTCTGGTGAAACCATTGCTGTTGGTGACGTGTTCACGATTGCTGACTGCTTTGCTGTGAACCCACAGACCCGTGAGTCCACCGGCTCGCTGTTCCAGTTCGTGGCTTTGGCATCAACGACTGCCACCACCACTGCTACCGTGACCGTGGCGCCGATGTACTCGGCCAACCATGCTCTGGCCACCATGCTGACTTTGCCGGCCAACGCTAAGGCTGTGGTGTTTGTGGGCGCTGCTTCAACTCAGTACCCCCAAAACTTGGTCTACCACAAGGACGCCATCACGTTCGCTACCGCTGACTTGTTGCTGCCCCAGGGCGTAGACATGGCCGCGCGCGCCGTTCACAATGGCATCAGCTTGCGTGTGGTTCGCCAGTACGACATCAACAACGACCGTATGCCTTGCCGTATTGACGTGTTGTACGGTTTTTCCACCATTCGTCCTCAAATGGCCTGCCGCATTTGGGGTTGATCTGAAACGGGGCTTTGGCCCCTTTCTTCGTAACATCTTTTTGAAGGAAATTTATCATGGCTTTACCTAATGGCGCAGGTGGTTATCAAGTCGGTGCTGGCAACCGTCAAGAAACCCTTATGAGTGCAATGGCTGCACCGCAAACCGCAACTACAACCGCAACTTTGACCGCCGCTCAAGTGGTCAACCAGATGCTGGTTGCAAACCCCGGTTCTGGTGCTCCCGCCGTTTACACTTTGCCCACCGCAGCGTTGATCGACGCCGCCGTGCCCAACGCCACCGTTGGCAGCACGTTTGATCTGTCGCTGGTTAACATCGGCACCAGTTCGGGCACCGCAGCACTGGCAACCGCTACCGGCATCACCGACGGCGGCAACGCTTTCGTTGCGCTGGCGGTCACAACTAGCGCAATGTTCCGGTTCCTTAAAACCGGCGACGCTGCGTACACTGTGTACAAAATGGCCTAAACCTAATGGGGGCGTTTGCCCCCATTTTTCCCTTTTGGAACTGATAAAGGAATTTAATCATGGCAAATAACAAACCCATTGGCGTTGCATACGCCGATCCCCAACTGGATTCGTTTCAAATTGGCGCAGCTAACGATCCAATTGCGATCACTTCTGCTGGTGTTCTGAACGGCGCGTATGCCACCACTTCAGCAACGTCGGGCGACACTCGTCTTAACTTTAACCGGCTGACCTTTACTTCGACTGGCTCTGGTGAAACTGCTCGTTTTTTGACCCGCGTAACTGGCGCTAACGGCGCTACAGGCGGCACCATCAACGGCGCACACGTCAGCACCTCGGTCAACACTGGCGGTACTATCAGCGGCGCGGCCAACGCCATTCGTGCAACTATTGGTGGCACGTCCACCAACCCCGGCGGTACCTTGGCGGCTTTGCAACTGGACTCTGACTTTGCATCTGGCGGCACCTGGAGCAATGCATCCTTCTTGCGCGTGACCAACTCGGGCACGGGCGAAGTGGGCAACTTTGCTTTGATGCCTGCGGTCAGTGCAACTGGCGTGTTCCGCGCTAAAGTGGGTTCGCCCGTGGTCAGCCATACCATCCCCGTGGTTAGCGGCGGCACGACTTACTACATCATGGTTAGCTCGATTGCCTGATGGTAATCACCAAAGAGTTTCTCATTGGGGAAATTCAATCGCTTGAGCAAGAGATTGGGAAGGCGCAAGCCTTTCTGACTCAAGCTCAAGCGGTTTTAAACGCTTATCAAATGCTTGATCGTAGATTGGATGAGCCAGAACCAACACCCATGGAAGAATAATGCCTATCATTTACATGTCTCACCCCGTTCACGGCGCAAAGATTGCGTCGATGGAACTTGAAGCTGTAGCAGATGAACAAAATGGTTGGACACGCTATACTCTTGACACGCCAATCGATGTTGAAGAGGCGGCTCCACAGGAAGTAAAACGTAGACGTGGCCGTCCTGTTGTTGAGGCGGTCGAACTAGGAGCGTAAAGATGGCCACCTACTCTGCTGCCGATCAGATCAACCGGGCGCTGCGGCTGCTGGGTGTGCTGGCCGAGGGCGAAACGCCAGCGGCATCAGTGTCTGAAGACGCCTTGATGGCGCTCAACCAGATGATTGACTCTTGGAACACCGAGCGTCTGTCTGTCTTTTGCACCATTGACCAGATCGTCAATTGGCCGGTCGGCTCCATTGAAGAAACCCTTGGCCCCACCGGTTCCTTAGTGCGCCTAAACGGCACCGCCGTGCGGCCTGTTTTGGTTGACGACGCCACCTACTTCAAAGACCCCGGCACCGGGGTGTCGTATGGCCTCAAGTTGATCAATCAACAACAGTACAACGGCATCGCGGTCAAGACTGTGACCTCGACTTTCCCCCAAGTCATGTTCGTCAACATGACTTACCCAGACGTTACGATCAACATCTACCCGCGCCCCACACGTCTGCTGGAGTTCCACTTTGTCAGCGTGCAAGAGCTAAGTCAGCCGGCCAATTTGGCGACCAACATTCTGTTCCCGCCTGGGTACCTACGGGCTTTTGTGTACAACTTGGCCATGGAATTTGCGCCTGAGTTTGGTGTTGAGCCCAGCCCCCAAGTGCAACGCATCGCCATGACGTCCAAGCGCAACTTGAAGCGCATCAACAACCCCGATGACATCATGTCAATGCCGTATTCGCTGATCGCCACCCGTCAACGTTTTAACATTTACGCAGGAAACTACTAACATGGCCACCATTGCAATCACCTCCCTTCCCGTAGCAACTGCCGCCGCCACTACTGATGTCTTGCCAATTGTGCAGTCAGGCACAACTAAACAAGTCACCAACGCGCTGTTGTTTACCGACTCAACTTTGGTTCGGCCTGTGCTTGGTACGCCTGCAAGTGGCACTTTGACCAATTGCACAGGGCTGCCGATTGCAACCGGCGTAAGTGGTTTGGGTACCAGTGTGGCAACATTTTTGGCAACGCCAAGTAGCGCCAACTTACGAACTGCGTTAACTGATGAAACAGGTACAGGTTCTGCCGTATTTGCAACTACGCCAACTTTGGTAACTCCTGTCCTTGGCGCAGCCACAGGCACAAGCCTTTCATTGAGCGG